AACAGCAGCAGGAACAGCAGCAGGAACAGCAGCAGGAACAGCAGGGTATTGAGCTGGTGGTCATGTTACGTGACACCCCAGAATTCCCTGGCGGCCCGCTGCGCGCAGATGTTCATCCTGATGAAGTGGATAACTGGCTGGCGCTGGACTGGCGTCTGGAGGAATAACCATGCTGGTTGCCGATCCCAACTCTCCAGGCTTCAACAGCTACGCCAGCGTGTCAGACCTGCGGGCATTTGCCGCCGGGCGCGGATATAGCATTCCTGCAGATGATGGTGAGTGCGGTCAGATGCTGATGCAGGCAATGGACTTTCTGGAAGGGAAGGCCTGGCGCGGTCAGCGTTCCAGCGCATCACAGCCTCTATCCTGGCCGCGTTCCGGCGTGCGCTTCGATGGTGTTGACCTGTCGAATGATGCGATTCCACAGCGCCTGATTGATGCTCAATGTCGCCTGGCCATCGAATCGCAGGAGATTGACCTCACCCCGTCTGTCGCTGGCGGTGGGGCGGTGACGATGGAGCGCGTCGAGGGTGCGGTAACAGTCCAGTATGAGCCGGGAACGAATAAAGCTTCTCCGTCATTCCCATGGTTCTATTCCGCACTGCGCGGGCTTGTAGTGGGCGGCAACCAGGTCCGGATCGAAAGGGGATAGCATGGCAATCGACTATCGCCGCATGCGCGCTACGGCAACGCGGCTCCTGAAGGATAACGGCAAATCCTACCAACTGACCCGAGGCGGTACCACCACCCGCGATCAGCACGGGAAAGAGATTACCACCGAGCCTGTTATCGCGACCGTTACCGGCGTTATCACTGAATACTCAACTCGTGAAATCGACGGTTCTCTGATTGCTACAGGCGATAAGAAGCTGGCGGCCACGTTTGAAACTGAGGTGCGCATCGGTGACATCATTGATATCGACGGCCAAAAGTGGCGCGTGGTACAGCCGAATCCGGTTAAGCCGGCAGACATGTTGATCTCCTATAACATCCAGCTAAGGACCTGATATGACCAGTTCCGTAAATCAGCCGTTCCTGGCTGCTATTCAGCTGTTCGTTGATGGCTCAAAGCAGGAGACTGAGGAGGTAGTGCGCCTGACGGGCATCAAAATTCTGGCGCAGCTCGTTGATATGTCACCCATTGGGCAGCCGGAAAAATGGGAGGTAAACCAGACCGCAGTGGCCTATAACGCTGCGGTGCGTGACCATAATGCTGCGCTTCGCAATGACCCGGCCAACGTCACAAAGGCAGGATATCTGAAGCGTGGTCGAGCGGTTAACGATTCGATGGATATCAAAAAGCCTGATGGGTATGTTGGAGGCCGTTTCAAAAATAACTGGTACGTGGGATTTGATAGTCAGCCGACCCAATCCAACGATACGCCAGACGCATCGGGGCAGGGTTCGAACTCCCGGGGTATGGCGGTGCTGGAGGTGTTCCGGGTGGGGCAGGTCAGCTCGATTTACTTCACCAATAATCTGCCTTACTCCGTAGCCCTGGAGAACGGGCACTCCGGTCAGGCGCCGGGCGGCATGGTGGGTATCACTGCGCTGGATGCCGCGCAGCTGTTCCGTGAGGCAATGAGCGAGGTGCGCAATGGCCGGTGACCAGTCAATGCGGATCGCTGACCTGCTGGAGGGTCGCGTTGCGGCTATATCCTCTTCGCTGGGTCTGCCGGTGGCCTGGCCGAACATCGTGTTTACTCCACCGGATAATGCGCCGTACGGGCGCGTTTACATCTTGCCGGCTCAAACAGTCGGGCAAGATATGGAAGGCCAGCTGCGAACCTATCAGGGCATTCTCCAGCTCAACATCATCGCTCCGGCGGGTAGCGGCGTGACTCAGGCCAGAGGACTGGCTCAGTCCATCGCTGACGCTTTCCCCGAAGGGCTACCGCTGGTGGATGGTGACCTGACGACTTACATCAACGGGCCGCCACAGATTCGTTCACCAATACAGGACCGTCCGACATCTGCACCAAACGGCAGCAGCGGCTCCATAACCTATACCATCCCCATCAGCATGCAATACCGCGCTGATTACTGACCCGTCACTCGGCGGGTTTTTTATTACATAAATTCAGGAGAATGCTATGGCATTCGCAATCCCTAACGGGTCACGTGTAAACGTGGCCAAGGCCTATCTTGCGCCGATTGTCTTCACTGCGGCGTCCAATGCAACGGAATGCGAACTGACCGTTGCCTCTGCGGCTGGCATCCTCGCGGGTGATGTCGTCCAGGTCAGCTCTGGCTGGCTGAAGCTCGACAACATGGTGGTGCGCGTCAAATCAGTCACCGGTACTAAAATCGTGCTGGAAGCGTTCGATACCACCGATACCACGAAATTTCCGGCAGGTACCGGTGCGGGTACGCTTCGTAAAATCGATTCGTGGATCACCATGCCTCAGGTCATGACCTTATCTACCGAAGGTGGCGACCAGCAGACTATCAGCATCCAGTTCCTGGAGGATGATAAGGCCCGTACTATCCCGACGTTTAAAAACGCCGTGGTGCAGGTCTACACTTTCGCTCATGACCCGCAGTTGGCTATCTACAAACGTCTGATTGAGCTTGATGAATCGAGCGATACCACGGCGGTATGGTTCCACAACCCGCGCGGGAAAGCAGATCGTTACTACTCTGCCAAGGTGTCCTTCCAGAAAGTGCCGAAGACCGAAATTAACGCTGTGGAAAGCAATGAAGCACGCATGAACTTCGAATCGGATATGCAGATTTACCCGATTGTTGATGCCTCCGCTACGCCATTGGCGTTCCTGACCGACCTGCCTGGCACGAAGTCAGCGACCGTGGGTTCCGCGCTGGACCTGGCTGTGGTCATGCAGGGCGGTTCTGCACCTTACACCTACGTGTGGAAGAAGGGCGGCACAGCCATTCCTGGCAAAACTGCATCAACATTCAATATTCCGTCGGTCGCTTCCGGTGATGCCGGTTCGTACACCTGCGAAGTCACTGACGCCGCAGGCAAGACCCTAACGTCGGCGGCATGCACCGTTACTGTCAGCTAACCAATCAGGCCCGGTTCGCCGGGCTTTATTTCGCAATGAGTACCGCTGGCGAATTTTCTGTATTCGCATTACCCATCTTTTCAAACTGCGCCTTCACACGCGCTCTCTAACCAAGAACCTTTCAGAAAGCGTTCCTGAGAACTGCCGTTAGTGCCGGTGGGCCTCTTGGGGCGGCTTTTCTGTGTGAACAGGTTCGCTTTTTAAAAGGTACACACCATGAATCACCCAACCGTCTCAGTGAATGGGGTCTCCGTCCGCGTTGATGACGAAGGCCGGTACAGTCTTAACGATCTTCATGCGGCAGCGGTAGCTAACGGAGAGGCTACTGAGTCACAAAGGCCCAGCGTCTTCCTGCGTAGCGCGCAGATCAAACGCTTCGTTAAAGCGCTAAAATCCAAAGCACTAAAAAGTGCTTCGGAACAAAATCAACCACTTAAGGTTATAAAAGGCGGTGATCAAAGTGGTGCATGGGGCATTGAACTTCTGGCAATCCGCTATGCCGCCTGGATAAAACCAGAGTTTGAGATTGAAGTGTACGAAGTATTTAGAACAGTGGTGCGTCTGGGTATTAGTGCCATGTCGCGCCTGAACAAAATCGACCACATCATCAACACTGAAACCAAAGCAATTAGCCAGTGTGCAAGTCAGATGGCTAAGTGGGGTATTGGTGGGCGCAAACAACTCCTGCATTCAGTCCGGGAGCGTGCTGCTGACGAAGTCCAGATGTATCTGCCCGGCATTAACTAATACCCGCTCCGGCGGGTTTCTTTTTTTCTAAGGAACCGAAATGACCCAATTCTCCCTGATCCCAAACCCAACCTTCTCCGCAATTGCCAGCATCCCGCGCGCCGGTACTGAAGACGGCAAGCTTACATTCACCTTCCGCCATAAGACGCTGGAAGAGCTGCGCGCGATGGACGAGAAACTGCAAAAGGATGCAGCAAGCAAGAAAGCTGCTATTGAGCCGCAGGCCGATTACCTGATGGAAATCGTCGATGGCTGGGCGCTGCCGGATGAACTCACCCGCGATAACGTGATCGTCCTGCTGAAGAACTACCCTCGCGCGTTTGACAGCATCGGCCTGGCTTACACCAAGGAACTCATGGGCATCCGCGAAAAAAACTAAGGCAGGTCGCCGCAGCGATGTATACGCCGGGGCCGACTCTTGCGGAGTTGAGCGCTTTTGGTTTAACGCCTGAGGACGTAGAGGAAGAGGTGGGGATTCTGCCGTCGGTATGGAAAGCTTTCACCATTTTCTCCACGCTGGCGACCCAATGGCGCGTTGGCGCGAGCGGGGCGACCGGCCTTGATTACAACGTACTCCCCTGGATGTTTGAGTTACACGGGGTTGAGGATGCGGCGGCCTGTATGGCTGACCTTCAAATCATGGAAAGCGAGGCACTTAAGGTAATGCATAAGGAGACGAAATAATGTCAGACCAAATCGCCTCGATTACTTTGAGGGCTGATGTTGCCGACCTGAAAACAGCCAGCAATGAACTGGATAAACTCGGAGAAGCGGCGGCCGGCGCCGTCGGCAAGGCTGATGACCTGAACAGTGTTTTCCGTGCCGGTGCTGAGTCTACCAAACAAGGCACGGCAGGGATTAAGGAACAGCAGACCGCGCTGAAAGGGCTGCTGGAAAACATCGACCCGGTAAACAAGGCGCTGAACCGGCTTGACGAGCAGCAGGCAGCGCTGCGTAACTTCCAGACGAAGGGGTTCCTTGATACCGATTCGTTCCAGGCGTATAGCAAAATCCTGGACGATACCCGCCTAAAGCTGACCGACACTGGCGAAGCAGCGGCGAAAGCTCAGGCTGAACTGGCAGCCACCCAGGCCGCCGAGAAGCAATCCGCTGCGCTGAAAAACCTGCTGGGTTCCATCGACCCTACCATCCGGGCATTCAACTCGCTGGATGAGCAGCATGCGCAGCTTGTGGCGCACTTCGAGTCGGGGCGCATCAATAGCGCGCAGTTCGAGCATTTCAACGGCATTCTCAACCAGACGCGTGAGCGCCTTTCTGGTGTCGCTGACGTACTGCCTGAAGCGTTGTCCCGACAGGAGGCCGCTGCCCGGCGAGCTGGTATCTCTGTGGGGCAGTACAACCAGGCGTTGCGAACGCTACCAGCACAGTTCACTGACATCGCTACGCAGTTGGCTGGTGGGCAGTCGCCATTCCTGATCCTGCTACAGCAGGGAGGGCAGATTAAAGACCAGTTCGGTGGGGTTAAAGGGGCTCTAACGGGGGTGGGCGACTATTTACGCACTCTGTTAGGTTTCATTAATCCTGTAACGATAGGTATTAGCGGCCTGGTTGTAGGTCTCGGGGCGATGGCTGTAGCTTGGTACAAAGGCAGCCAGGAAGCCAGTGAGTTTAATAAGCAGCTCATACTCACGGGTAATTATTCGGCCAGTTCGGCGAGCCAACTGTCAGACATGGCTCAAAAAATTGGAGGCTCCAGTGGTAAGGTTGCGGC